CTTCGGACGGGGCCATATGGACAAGCATGGAATCAGGCCCACGGCCCTTGGAAGCTAGATGTTCAGCGGCTTTTTTCAGGCTCATGGGTGCCTCTCAGTATTGTTTGGAGTTTATCAGGTAGGAAGTGCAGACACAAACGACAACGTGACCACAACAGACGGCGCTCCAGGGTTTATAAACGGCGTTGTAATCGGAGGCAGAGTATTGAGCGACACCTGCACACTATTGGCCGACCACCAGAACTCAATGTAGTCATTAGCGACAAGATCAACAAAGAAGTTCGCCGCCACCACTAGGTAGCCTGGGTTACCTCCGTGAAGACTAGGAACCGTAGCTACGCTGGAGGAATATGGAATGTCCGTAGCAACACCAGAGCCAGTGCCCCTGCGAAGCCATATCGCAAAGTCGTGATCCTGCACGTCAGCATTCGTAGCCTGAACACTGAACTGGACGTTGTAGATTCCAGATCGAGTTACGTGGATACCATCCCCAGCAACGAAGTAGGTGTCGTTAGCGTAGTCGGTGGTGTTAATGGTGACCCGCTGCGGCGTATTGATTGCCGCAGGCACCTGAGTCTGCGTAGACGAAAACGCCCCGTACGGAGAACTCAAGAACCTGCCACCGTTCGGACTGAACAACGACAGTACGTTGTTGTCCAACTGCTTGAAGTACAGCCGGAGGATTCGGAGTATCTGCTCCAAGTCCTCCATGCGGTACTCGGGCTGCGCAGTAGGCAGTCGCGGCGCAGAAGCCGGCAGTAGTCGTTCGCTGATAGGCTGTGTAGCGGTCATTTGCGTCCGTCAGGTTTGAGGTCAATTCGCGGCATGCCGAGCTGCCACGCCACACCTAGACCGCTTGCGCCGTTCACGTCGCCAGAGGAGACCCGGAACGACATCTGCCGGCCTCGCAGTCGGACGTAGACCTGCTCGGTGAATTGCTGAACGGCATAGGTCCGTTGCCCTGCGTAGTTCTGGGCGCTAGTGACAGACGGAGTTTCCTCGACGCCGTACGCAGAACCGGGGAACCTGCGCGGCTTGATCGTGAAGGATGCCGTGGGGTTGTTCACGTTCGACCCATCAAACGTGATGTCGGGGATGATGCGCCACACGAACCCGTAGTTATGCCCGTCGTCGATATCCATGTCACCGGACTGAATGTAGGCCGTGATCTGCACGGGCGGGTTCACGGTGCCGTCATCGGTTCCGACCTCGTGGTAGACCAGAATGCCTGACGGATCGCCGGTGTACCCGACAAGCTGGGCTGATGGGAAGTCCCCCGATGTACTGGTGATATAGGTGCCTGCGCCGCCCGTGGTGCCGCTGGACTGCGACAGGATGGTCGTGCCGGACTGAGGTCCAACCCCGATGATCTGCGTCCCGTTGGGCAGCGTGCCTGCGGCGACCGCCGTGACCGTCAGGACATTCCCGGAGCGAGATGCCGTGAAACTGGAGGTGGTGTACCGAGCCGCAACGGGCGTACTCCGCAGGGGGCTGTCCAGCCAAGCGGTGCGGGCCAGCGTGCCATATGCCCATGCGTTCTCCGCATAGTTGTAGATCACGTACCGGTCAACACGGGTCGAGTTCGCCGAGCAGTAGAACCACCAGATTTCGTTGTAGCTCTCGTTGGTGCTGCACGTGACCTGATACCCCTGCTGCTTGTTGATGTCCCCAAACACGTATTGCCACAGGGTGCAAGGCAACGTCGCCACACGCCCGTTGTACATGTAGAACTTGTCCGTCCCCATCCAGTAAGTGACGTTGTTCGCGGCAGCGATAGCGTTCGGCCCCATGATGGAGATGTTGTCCGCCAGCATGTTGAACCCCCAGACGTACGGGGGGCCGAGGTACTGCATGGAATACAGCGCTGCGTCTGTGAGGACCAGAATCTCCTGCCGCGTCTGCACCGCCGTGACAATGACGGAACCGTGGCTCAACCGGTAGCTGCCGGCTTGGTTCGTGATCTGCGGTTGCCACGTCAGATAGTTCTCTTGATCCGACCAGCGGACCAGCAGGGGGTCCAGCGCCGTAGGCGTAGCGGCCAACGGATCGTTACACCCAAACGAGATCAGGAACCGAGACGAATCCGACACCATGATGAAGTTGCTCACCGAGGGTGCATAGGTGTCTGACTGCCACCACGCAGCGCTGACCCCGTTCGTGGTGAGCTGGGTGTTCGTGTTGGTGCTAACCAACTTCTGAGCGCGGGGCAGAGAACTCAGCGAGTTGGGGTTCACCCAGTAGTAGATCGCCCCACCACGCGGGTTGATGAACAGGTTCTCGCCGTAGGGGGCCTCACTCCACAGCCGCATCTGCGTACCGATGCCGAGGCTGGCAGATGTCGCCACTCCCCAACCTGTGCTAGAGAATCCCGTCGTCACGCCGCCCCAACCGCCAGCGCCCCAACCCGTACTGACGGAGTAGGTCTCAAGTCCTGTAGTGACCTGATACGCCGCCACCACCGATGCCCCGCCGTTACCCGAGTCGCCGCCGTTGGCCGTAGCGCTGACCGTGATGGTGTACTGGCTGGAGCTGATGACGGTGACGACACGATGCTCGGCGTTCAGGATCGCTGCGGTGATGTTGCCGCCCAGACTCACGGCACCAGAAAAGGTCACGAAGTCGCCGGCCTGCGCCCCATGAGCGGTGTCCGTGACGGTGATCGTGCGCGAACCGTTGGTCGCGGCAAAGGTAGCGCCCCCAGCGGCAGTGGTCTCTCTCAATGGGGTGACGTCGTACAAAGCGCCATTCACACCCGCTTGGATGTAATACTTCAGGTGCGTGCCGATACCCAGCAGGTTGCTACCCGCGCTATTGAGCCAGTTGACCAGAGAGCGGCAAATGCCCCAGTACGCGCCCGATGCAGGCTTGAGAGCAGAGTCCGTGGTGCCGGAGTCCAGCACCCAGCCGCCGATCTTCTCTGGCTGCCCGGAGCGGAAGCGCACCTTATCCGACTCGAACCATGTGCCCTCGTTAGCGTAGGCCGTGGACTCACGACTCACGCCGGGTTTTAAGGTGAGCTTCTTGAGCGGCATGGGTTACTCGTAGAGGATATTGATGGAGCCAGCATCGAAGGTGTCGGTGCCACCGACGGTGGTCACACGGATGCGATTCAGGTCACCAGAAAGTGTCTTGACACCACCGGAAATGTTGACTTGTGCGGCTCCGCTAGGTAAACCCAAGACTCCTGACTCACACCAGATATTTGAACCAAGTTGGCAAAGTACAACTTGACCGCACCAGTCGTTTGCGATGGCGTTGGAGTAAGTCACAACAAACCCCGCAGCAGCTGCACTGGCTGCACGACCACTACCTTCAGACACGTTGTATTTATAGTTAGTCGTTTCAAGCGAACTAGACGTTCCAAGTTGCACAAGAAGTGGACTTGTTCCGTTAGTAGACACAGAGTTAAACAGAACCGTAACTCGATTCGCCCAACTCGGAATGACGCCAGTGAAGTCAATCGATGTGCCGCTGGTAGATGCCTGTGCTGTGCCCGGAATGATCTTCGCGGCTACAAGGGTGGCAGGAGTCAACGCACGAGTGGTGTCAGTGCCAGCCTGTGCCTCGGCGTTGGTCGCCAACTCGACAGCACCGACGTAGGTGGTGGTCGCGTCCTGCTTGAGCGCATCAAACGCGGCCAGTGCCGTGGATGCGCCCGTGCCGCCGCTAGCGATCGCCAGATCCGTCCCAAGAATGATACCCCCTGAAAACGTCTTGGTGCCGGCAATAGTCTGGTCGCCAGTGGTGTAGACGCCGTTCGTGACGGTGCCAGCATTACCGGAAACGTTACCCGTCACGTTACCCGTCACGTTACCCGTCACGTTACCCGTCACGTTACCCGTCACAGTGCCGATCAAGTGAGAGTTCTGGACCGAGAAGTTGGTGCCGTCACTCCAGACCGTCATGGTCTTGCCGGCAGGGATAGCAACCCCAGCGCCGGCAGCGGTGGTGTTACCCAGCACGGTAGAGTTGTAGATCGTCGCAACGTAGGAAGTGTTGTTGTAGATCGTGTACTGCTTGGAGACCGGAGGGGCGTAGACCGCGAAGTTCGCCGTGGTCGTAGTGGTCAGGCGCAACATTGCTAGTCGAGCTTGGTCCGCCGCGTAGTTGTTGGCCGTCAGAGCTTGGTTAGCCGACGTTACCGACACTGTGGCGTAGCCGGCAATCGCACCTTCGATCAGAGTGCCGAGGTTGACGTTTGTTGAAGAACCCCAAGTGCCCGGCTGCTCGCCGTTGCCGATCAGTTCAAGTCGGAGTATCGAGGAAGGAGTGCTCATTGAAATTCCTTATTAGACGACCGGAACCTTGGTCTGACCACTGCGGTAGATGTCGCCGCGCTGCTTGCCATCGCTCAACAGCTTGAACTGCAGCAAGGCTTCCTTGAACTTGGTATCGTACAGGGCGACCATATCAGCCTCGCCCTTCATGAAGACCGCAGCCTCCAGCAAGCTGCCATACAGCAGTGCCGCATCGTAATGCTCACCAAGCCATGTCGTACCGGCAGTCACAATCGACTCGGGGTATGCCGCATAAAAGACCGTGTAGGCGTTACCTGCTTGCTTGGGCACAACTTCCAAGGTCAACGCCCCACCAGACACCCCGGTCAAGGCGTAGTGCGTAGAAGCACCCGCCGCAGGGGAGGGGCCGAACGCCTCTCGCAAATAGCTAGGCTCCTTGGCCAACAGCGCGGAGCCGGTGGCAGGAACCACGGAGTACATGTACAGCACCTCTGCAGGCAGCGTGAACAGCCCCGTACCCAGCGTATCCGTCCAAGACGTTGACTTACGCATCACGATGCTCTCGACCGCGTTGTAGATGCGCTGCTCGGCTTGCTTGATCAGGGTGTCAATCTGCGTTTTGCTGGACACGGACGAGCCATCTGCCAGCGTCGTAGACGGAAACTGGTTCTCGGTGAACGATTGAATGGCGGCAGAGAGGCTGCTGTAATCCAAGGGCTACTCCTTACGCCATTGGGCCGCGAGACACCACGCCCTTCGTGGCAGCGCCAGCGCCGCGCATCTTGATGCCGGAGGTCTTTGGCTCACCCTTGGTCTTGCTGATGTTGCCAACGCTTGGAGCGTAGGTGTTCAGATCGCTGCCGTTGGACTTGGTGCTAGCGGGGACTTTGACGGGTTTCATATCAGCCTCGCTTCTGTGCTGCAACCTTGGCCAGACCACGGCCAAGTTTCTTCATGTCGGCATTGGTTTTACCAACGCTCTTACCTTGCGGACCCTTCTGGATCGGCTGCTTCGTATCTTGTGCCATGTGCTACTCCTATGGAGGGGTGAATAGATCAGAAATCGACATCCCATTGTCCGGGATTACTCGTGATGCGGCAAGGGACGGATCGGGCCTTGGATTCCGCAAAGCCTGCGGGTCATCAATCGGGAACGTGCCCAGCATGAGCTGCGGGTGATCGACGTCAAGGCATTCCGCGCAGCGCAGTGAGTTCGTTACCTTCTGCTTGACGATCTGCGGTTTCAGCTTGGCCAGTGGGGCACGAGCGTTACAGATGGAGCAGAACCCAAAGGCCTTCTTACCTTGAGCAAAACGGTTTGGCATGGTTACACCGTAAAGCTACGCGGCACGAAGCGAACCGCTGATCGGTCTCGATCTTCACTTGACGCCAAATCCCAGCTCTCGTCGTACTGCGCCTTGAGGATCGGTAGCCTTTCCAAACCGCCGGGTATCTTCAACGCAAGATGGTAGGCGAGACCCGCAATGAGAGCGGGAACCATGCGAAATGGCATGTCCATCGTGTTAGGTCCGTTGCCAGCATCCTGAATACGACGCATGCGCCAATAAACCACTGTGTAGGTAGTGCTTGCATCAGGTACCGGCCAGACCGTGAAACGTGGAGTATTGAGGCGCTCGATCCAGACCTGCAGGGGGCGACCGGTCGCAGTCTTGTTCGGAATCGTGCTGTAGGTCGAGACACTGATGCGGGTCAGGTTGATGTCCTGCTGGCTCGAACCCGTACCCGTACGAGTCACATGCTCCAGCAGATCAACAGTGTCCGCCGGCAGGTCGTAGGTAGCCGTACCAGGAGCCATGACTTGAACACCTTGCTCGATGGTCCAGAGATTCACGCCCCTGTTCGCCCATTCCGACAGCAGGGCATTCAGGGAGCGCCTAGCCGTACGGAAGTCATAGCCCGAACGAGCCTCATATCCGCACCGTTCATACGCCTCCTCGATGATCTCAGTGAGGTCGGGAGTCCAAGTGGCCGTGCCGGATGTAGTCACTTCATACCCTTCAACGTCTGTGCCAAACGTGCGCGTTGGCCCATTTTACCGGGCTTCTTCGCAGCAGCAGCCAGCTTGCCAGCAGGGATAGTCTCGCCCTTCTTGACGCCAAGCGACTTGCGCAAGGCGCCGGGCTTCTGCACCGCTTCGCTGATCCATTTCTTGGTTGCCATTATCGGTACCCCGCTGTTTTCTTGGCTATCGCCTTGGGTTGCGCCACGAACTGCTTGCCCTTGGCCTTGCCTTCGCGTTTGGCCTTCGTAGTGGCAGCGTACTCCGCAGGGGTGAGGGCCTTGATCGCGGCTTCAGGCAGGTATCGCTCGCCGGTCTTGCTCGACGGTTTCCCGCTGCGAGTGGTCCACTTCTGAGCAGTCCAATCCTTGAGCGATTGCTGCGGTGCCTTAGTCACGATAGCCCCCACCCGCCGCCTTGTATTGCTTGGCCAGAAGCTGTGCTTTACGGGCGCTCCAGCCACCAGCCTTGGTGCCCTGCAC